GGAGGGTATTGTTAGAACCTAACTTATACCCTCCCGAGAACTATTCTTTCATATTCTAAATTGTATAAATAATTGTTCATAAATCCTCCTATTCCCCAGGTCCATTTATCAAGTCTAGCAAGTCTAATGATGATTCGATTTTTGTAGTTGGTTGAACTGATTCACTTGGTTGGTAGTTTTCATCTAAATAATCTATATAAGCTCCATTAAAAAATGTGCTTCCATGTTTTATATATTGCTTGTCTGTATTTTCTTTTTCTTTAGCATATCTTTTTACTGCTCTTTCTAATTCTTCTGCTGTTATCTTTTCTTTTGTAAGTATTCTTTTAATGTACTTATAGGCTTTAGCTTTATCTTTCTTATTAGGATATAATTTCCATATATTATCTATAACATCTAAAGAAATAACAGTATCAGTGGTATTTATACTGTTACTATTTATACTGTTACTATTTATACTGTTACTATTAGTGTCTTTGTTTTCGAGGTCTCGAATTTCGGTGTCTCGAGCTTCGGTGTCTCGAAATTGAAGACATCGAAGAATTTCTTGTCTATCTCTTTCATCCATTACGATTTCATATATATTTTTTGATTTTAAATTTCCGTTTTGAGTATTGGTTACCTTGATATATCCTGATTCCTTTAGCAGATCTAGATATTTTGTAAATCTGTTTTTGCCTATATTCAGCTCTTTACACATTAAATCCCTACTTGGGTAACAAGTATATTTATTGCCTGCAAATGCAACTAGATAAGCATATATAGCCTTAGCTTCTATAGGTAATTTCTTATCTCTCATAACTAACTTAGGTAATATCCCATAACCTTCACTCAAAAAGTTATTCTTACAATATCTAATTTCATTTTTACCTTCATCCATTCTGCTCCCCTCCCTAGTCTTACTAGGCTGTTTTTTCTGCTGCCTTTTCGTACCCATTGCAAACTATATCGTACTCTTGTTTAGTTAGTTCTTTTACTTCTTTGTTGAACTTTTTCATAACCTGTTGTTTAACTAGATCTTTATCTGCTCCAGCTTTATTAGCTATTGCATATAATCTAGCTAACTGCTTGTCCGATAATTTTCTAGCAGTGTTTGTAGCATTATCTTGGCTGTATGATTTATTGTTATCTTCTTTACCATTATTAGTGGCATCTGCATCTTTACAGTCATCTAATAATAATAGAGATCCTAACGCGTACTTCCTAGCATAACTCGAAGTAGCTCCAGTAATTTGACTGGCCTGCATCCCTTTAATTTGGTCTGATTCTCTCGCTAATGCTTCTGTTTCTATTGATTCTCCAGTCTCTACATCTATAAACTTTGCAACTACTTTCACATAATATCTATCTCCGATAAGTTCTACTTTATCTTGTAGAATAATAGTTGCATTATTTTTTACAAGTAAACTTTTTACTGCCTCTAGAATATCCTCACAACTTCTATAACTATATCCTCCAAATTTATTAAATTGTGATTTTGGAGCTTTGAGTTCACTTTGGATTGCTAACAATTTCTGATATATATTGCTTGCCATTGTTATTCTCCTTTCATATATTCCCATTTAAAGCCTTTAGATGACTTTTGGGCGCCTTTACAACATCTAACTATACTTGAACTGTCGACATTATATTTTCTTTCGGCATCTTTAATGCAATCGAATATTTCACCTGTAGTTATACATATTACTTTTTTAGCAAACGGATTATCTTTCCCTGTACGTTTACCTTTGCGCGATTCACTCATTTTTCTTTTAGTTTCCTCTGTATGATATTTACCTTTATGAGATTCACTTAATTTTCTTTTAGCTTCCTCTGTGTGATGCTTGCCGTAAAATGGGTTTTTCTCTCCTTTAAGTGATTGACTTATTTTATTTTTAGTTTCTTCTGTCATAACACTTAACCCATTTTCCCAAGAATGTATTACATTCTCTTGACTAGTAGTCCACTCTAAGTTTGATACTGCATTATTTTGCTTATTTCCATCTATGTGATTTACTTGCGGCTTATTATCTGGATTAGGTATAAATGCTTGAGCTACAAGTCGATGTATTTTTTTAATAAATTGAATTTTATCTTTATATAAAGTTACTTGGAAATAATCCCCTTTATTTTTTACTGGTTTAAGTAATTTAACATTGCCTATTGTATGGTTATAATTTAGCGACTTTATGTTACCTAAGTCACTAACTTCATATAAACCTTCGAACCCCTCTATAGGTTTCCATTGTTCTTGCATAATACTAAAACTCAACCTCCTTATTTCTCTCTAATTCTTCTATATTAAGTCGTAAAGCATATAATAAACTGCTTTCATAACTGTCATGTTTTACTTGTCCTATTTTTTCATATGTTTTTATGTAATGTCTTTTAAAATCTCCTATTGTCATGTTTTTTCTGTTATTTAAAGCAAATTCTGCTCCTTCTATGAAACCTAATCGACCTTCTGGGTCGCTTTCATTTCTGTATAATCTAACTAGGAATAATCTTTGTTCTAGTGTTTTTATGTCGGATTGTTTTACTCCCTCAGATTGCAAATTAAACTTCATATTTATCCCCTTTCGTGATATAATATAAGTACTTTATAATATGTATGGTTATGTTAGCTCCCTAGACTGGTACTCTAGAGAGCTTATTTTTTATTGAATTTTTATTGGTGTGTCATATCGTAAACTAAGTCTTGGTAATCTTGTTCCATTTTTGTAAATTCTTTTACATCTTCTAATGTCATTTCTTCTTGTTCTTCTGTTATTCTTCTAACTTGTAACATTGCTATGTATTCAAGAAAAGTCATATCTGGGTTTTCTTTTGCTGCTCTATCTAGGTATTCTGGTGTGCATATCATTGTCATTTATATCACCTCCTTGATTCCTTCGATATAGTTGTCTAGTAAGTCTGAAATGTCGTGTAGATTTGTTGCTACATTATAACCAGCACTTGTAAGCACTATATAATGTACTTTTTTGTTGTATTCTTCGATTGAAATTGTTAAAGCATAATAGCTTTCACCACTAACTTGTAAAGATAGGTCCATTCCTATTTTTGCAAATTCTAGATTATCGTTGATGTATTCTGCTTTAGCAAATAAACCTAAAGCTTTTACTCTAAACTCTTGATTTGTCATTTGTTATTCCCCCTTTATACAGCTTTCATATTTCTTCTTTTGCATTCCCCTAGTTGATAAAATATTTCTTCGTCTTTTCTGTCTTTAAATAACTTGTTGCATACGTTGTAGACTGCTTCTAAGTTCTCTCTAGAAGGTGTTAATGGACTTTTTACAGTTATCTTAACCCCTCCATTTTGATATATTTTTTCTTTCATATTGCACCCCCTAATAAAATATGTTGCCTAAAATTTGTCCTATTCGTGGATACTTCTCCACCAAGCCCCAAATACGAAGCCCAAGCTAAATATGATACTTACTATTATGTATTTTGCTAACATGATGCCTCCTATCTGCTGCCTCTTAATACATCTGCTACTTCTTCAACCTCTTTTCTAAAGAAATGTTCTGTTTTTTTGTATACTGCCATAATGATTACCCCCTTTGTATTATAAAATTGTATCTTCTAATAACATTTGTCTGTTAACTGCGTCTATAACTTCCTTGTAAACAGTTGGTGGCTTATAGGCTTCTATAACTTTTAAAGCATCGTCTAACTGGCAACGTTTTATAGCTTTATAACTTAATACATCAAACTCTCTTTTTAACTGATTCTGTGCATCTATATACATCTTTGTTCTAATAGATTTATCTTTATAAGCCAGGGCATTTTTACCACCCATTTCTTTTATCACTTTACCTCTTAATGCTTTCTGCAAGGTTTCACACTCTATGCTAAATAATGGTGCATTATTTTTAAAATCTTTTAGATCTTCTGTAACTGTTTTTACATCTTGTTCTATTTGCTGCTGTTTTTTATCTATTGCAAATATCGCTTGTAATTCTTTACTCATCCCAGCATACGGATTTATGTTTTTTATTTTTTCTTCCATTTTGTTGAATGCTTCTATATATTTAAGTTTCCAATTATCAGCTTTTGCCCCTGTAAACCCCATTACTACAAAACTAAAACCATCTCTAGTCATAAGATATTCTTTTGATTGTCTATTAGATTTATCAGTATAAGTAGTTCCGATGAAATATTTAGGTGAAGCCAAAATTGGATTAACCTCTATTTTATTTTCGATAGTTCTTAAAACTTTTGAATGTTCTTTCTCAAAATTATTAGCAACTTCTCTACTACTAACTACTGGTTGTCCTTCGTATTCTTTCACTTCTATACTTGCTACTAAGTTATTCATTTCTTTTATGTAATCCATGTTATTTAATCCTCCCTTAATTAATTATAAATTACTGCATACTTCTCTTGATTGAGTATCCTTTATGTGGACTTCGTGGCTAAAAAAAAGTTCTTCTATGCTGACGTCAAATAAATCAGCCATCGTCTTAGCTTCGGTTAATGTTATTTTTCTCCTTCCTGTTTCTTTATTTGCGTAACTTGTTTTAGTTACTCCTAATACTTTTGCTAAATCTTCTTGAGTGTAACCATATACATTTCTGTATATTTTTAAATTCATCAAGTTCATTCTTGCACCTCCTTGATTTAATTTATACTTTCATTATATATACGTTTCGTGTACTTGTCAACAGTATTTTCAAAAAAAGTTTTCGCGTTGTTATATTTTCTTGAAATAACAATTATTCGTATAATCAAATATGTTATAATTACTTTATAATTTAGAGGGAATAGTATTCATAAAGTAGAATATTATATAAGAAGGAAATGACTGGAAGGAATGAAAAATATGAGTAAAACACAAGGAGATATATTGAGGGAATTGCGACTGGAAAAAGATATTACGCAAGAAGATTTAGGCAAAGCCCTAAATGTGAGTAAACAGACTGTCAATAACTGGGAAAACAATAGAAGAAAATGTGATTCAGATACTCTATTTAAACTAGCAAAATTCTTTGATGTTACAGTTGATTATTTGCTAGGTATTAATGAAAATAAAAAACCTATTGAAGATCTAACAGAAAAGCAAAAACAAGCGCTTAGACTGGCAGACCAGCTATCTGATGAAGAATTTGATAACATAATAAGGCTTGTAATAAGCATGAAAAGAGGGACTTAATTCTAAGCCCCTCTTTTTTACACAGTTTTATTTTCTACTTGTTTTTGCATTTTTTTTATTATATCTTCTAATATTTCATCGTCTACTAATAATATCTCTTCTTTGTTTTTTAGTGATACACTCTTTTCTTCCAAATAGATTCCCCCTTAACGCAAACAAATGTTCTATTTTATTCTTTATATATATTATACACCAAGTTATAAGTTATATATATTATTTTTTCGAAATATTTATAATGTTATTATACTACTAAACATTAAGTCAAAAAAGTGTTTCAGAATATTTTACATGTATATAGGGGAAAAATTAATTTTTTATCAAATTATATTGGAAAGTAATGCTATAAATATGGCTTTCTGCTACAATTTAAGAAAAAATATTAAGGGGTGATATTATGAAAAAGAAAGCAATTATTGCGGTATTAGTTATAGTAGTTTTAGTAATAATTATAGCTGGTATGCCTGGTTTTAAAGCTGGATTTAATGCGGGATTTAATGCAAAATAAAAAAGGAGAGTGGGGAGTTATGAAGAAAATATTAAGTATAATGCTATGTATTATTATGTGTATTGGAGTAGCAGGTTGCTCCAGCAGTGGCTCTAATGATAAGGGAGAATATACTATTTTACATGGCGAGTATCTAGAATCAAATGAAACAGATGATAACGGATTAGTTATAAAAGTTAAAATTAAACCTTCTACTACTAACAAGTTAACTATCGACCAAAATGGTTATAATGTAGAAGATCTTATAAAAAATCAAGGTTGCGATAAGTATGATAAAATAGATTACTGGGCTGTTGCAGATATGGATAATGGTAAAGAAGAAAAAGTCGTATCATTTACATTAGATAATAAAACTATCCAAGGCATAAAAGATGGTAACATAGTTGCTAATGAGATAGTAAATACATATGCAAATGATGTATATATACACCAAAGTTTAAAATAATAAATAATATAGATAAACATCAGGGCAGTTTTACCAGCTGCTCTTTTTAATTAGGAGGAAATAAGATGTATGCAATGTATTTAAGGAAAAGCCGTGCTGATGATAAGGATATTCCATTAGAAAAGGTTCTAAAAAATCATTACAATATGCTAACGGAATTGGCTGACAAGTTAAAAATACAGATAGAAGAAGAAAATATATTTCGAGAAATAGAAACTGGAGATAGTATTTCTATCCGTCCAAAGATGCAGGACCTACTAGAAAAAGTATCTGAGGGATTATATGAAGGTGTTTTTTGCACTGAATTATCAAGGTTATGTAGAGGTAGTAAGATAGACCAAGAAATTGTATCTAGTACCTTTACTGCTGCGGAATGTAAAATAATTACACCAAGTAAGACTTATGACCTTGCAAACAATGAGTTCGATGAAGAAATGGTCGACTTCGGACTGTTCATGTCTAGAAGGGAATATAAAACTATCACGAAACGTATGCAACGAGGTCGTGAACAATCCGTAAAACAAGGTAAATACATAGGCTCTATTCTTCCTTATGGCTATAACAAGGAGAAATTAGAGGGAGAAAATGGCTTTAAACTTACAATCAACGAAGAAGAAGCACATATAGTAAAATTAATATTTAAATGGTTTCTGGAAGATAATATTGGTGCTAGCATAATAGCGAAAAGGCTTAATCAAGGAGGCTATCCTACTAGAAGTGGTCGTGTATGGAGTTACAACTCAGTAAAAAATATATTAACAAGCAATGTAGTAGCTGGATATCTCAAACATGGAGAAAGAAAATATAAGAAATATATAGATGCAAAAGGTAATGTAAAAAAATCTAGACCAGTAAATAAAGATGTTGAATATTATAAAGGACTGCATGAAGCAATTATACCTTTGCACAAATTTGAAAAGGTACAAGATATATTAAATTCTAGAAAGCAACATAAATCTAACTTTGATTTGCCACTTAGTAATCCACTTGCTGGGCTAATAAGATGCTCTGAATGTAATAGAATCATGGTAAAAAGAAGATGTTCTCAAGGTGATTTCTTATATTGTTCTACTACTGGATGTAAAAATATAGGTTCTTATCTAAATAGAGTTGAAGAACATATTTTACAAGCATTATCAAATATGTTATCTGATTATGAATATTATGTAGATAATTATGAGCAAGAAACGATAAAAGAAAAAAGAAATGTAGACAATGATCTAAAAAGAATTGAAAAAGAAATTGAGAAACTAAATAAGCAATTTGAAAAATGCTGTACATTTTTAGAACAAGATGTATATACTATAGAAGTTTATAAAGATAGGACCAGTAAAATAAAAGATAAAATCAAAATACTAGAAGAAAATAAAAAAGTATTAGAAAAAGAATTTGGTAGCGATAAAGTTATAAAAATAAAAAAACTAATACCTAAATTAGAAAATGTATTAAAAAATTATAATATTCTTAGTATAGAAGGAAAAAACGAATTGTTAAAAAGCATTATAAAAGAAATAACTTATGCTAAAAAGAAAAAAAGTAAAAAAGGCAGCAATGAGGATTACTTCGAGTTAGAAATAACACTAAATATATAATTATTATGTATAGCATTGATGTGCATATGAATAGGTTCGTTAATGCTATACATAAAATAAGCTAAGGAAAATAACTTCCCTAGCCTTATTTTATACTATGAACAACATAGCACACAATACACCAATACCAAAGTATGCAATGCGCCCTGCTACTTCTAAGATAATTTTATTCATGCACCTACCTCCTTTTTAGGATTATAGGCACTCTGTTATATATTTATACCTATCTTTCGAAAACTTCTACATATTTCGGAGATGCTGTTATATATACTCCTGATTTTAACTTATACATATCTGTATCTGTTCTCTCTATTTTTTCTACTACAGTATATACCCCGCCTTTTTTTATAACTCCTATTACACTCGCAGAAGTAAAGTCTGGGCGACTATGCATATTTATATCCTCTTTTATTTTTACGTATAATATTTTATTGCTTTCTTTATTTTTATCTTCTATGTACGCTATTCCAAAATATTCACAAACTGCCTTACAAACTGCTTCTGCACATTTTTCTTGATGTGATGGGTTTAACATAAGTTTTGCTTCTTTTTCATAATCCATAAATCCATATTCAATCAATATTGCAGGCATATTTGTTTGTCTTAAAATAGCTAATGTAAATCCACTCATATCGACATCTCTCATCAAACCGTAGTTGTATTCATAGTCGATATCTGCTGCTAAATGTTTTACTGCTAATTTACCTAATGTTATTGACTTAGAAGAACAATTTTTAGTACGTAAAACAAGTAATCCTTTAACTTTTGTTTGCCAAACAGTTGCTGTTCCAGCTGCATTATAGTGGTTAGAAATTAATATATCTGCACCTGCTTTATTTGCTCTATATGATCTAGTTGCTAGAGGTACATCTGTTTTTCCTGTCATATCAGCAGTATACATATAGCCAATTCTACATCTAGTTAATGCTTTTGCTAAATACTCAGATATAGCTCTATTCCATTCATTTTCTTTAATTATTTCACCTTTTTTTCTAACTAAGACTCCATTAACATACAGATCTGAAGACAATTTTACAGAACGCTTACCTGGTGTACACATTCCATGTCCTGCATCGATTGCTACTAAATATTTACTCATTTTTTTCACCCCTTATTAAATTTTTAAAAGTTTGATGTAATCCAGTTGATGCAAGTCCTGATAACATACCGCCTAAAATTATTTCTGGACTTATATCTCCTGCTACCCAAATATTTAGAACACATCCAAGTATAGTCATTATACATGGTATATATTTATTATTTATAAAATCGAAACTTGTTTTAATTACATAGCCTATACATACACAAATTCCTACAACTAACAATACTATATAATCACCCAATATATTTAAGTCTAACATTTATTTTCCTCCTTCTGATAGTTCTGTTATCCTATGATGCGCTGATTTTACTGAATCTTCTACTTTTGCCATTCTTTCTACTAAATTGTTATGCTTATTGACTCTATTTGACAGAGTATTTATTTCTTCTTTTATGCTCTTAATTTGTTCCTGCATAACTGCAGTTGTTTTACTATTAGCAAAATAAGAGCCTACTAATGTTCCAATAAATGCAATCGCTGCAACTATTACTTCTGTATCCATGTTTTTCTCCTTTCTATATAAAAAGACTGTATTTCTACAGTCCTTTAAAAGTTTTATATATTAAATACATAAATATAATAATTTTACATTGTTATCACTTCCTTAAAATAATCCATTTTAATATTCTCCACATGAATGTTTTATTCTGTCTTTAAGTTCAGCTTTTTTACCATTATTCCAACGATCAGTGGTTCCCACTAAATATCCAGTTATTCTTCTAATTCTCTCAAAATCAACTGGTGCTAACTTATATTCTAAATCAGCATATCCTAATTTATCTAATGTTATCTTAAGATATTCTATCTCTCTATTGGGGTTATTTTTTCTTACATGTTTTATATAAGCTTCTATTTCTTCTTGTTCTATTTTAATTCCCTCTGGAGTTTTTATGTTAATTTGCATGTTAAATCCTCCTTTCTTATATAAAAAGAGCAGTTATTAATTTAGCTGCTCTATGATCTTACTTTGTATTTACTTGGTATTTACTTAGCAAAATAGTTCACAATATTTTTCTTTTGCAAAATTATAAACTCTTTAGAAAGTTTTCTACGAAAGTACTTTCATATTCATGAGCTTTTATGTTTGGGTGTGAATTGTTTGGGCTCACCCTCATTTGATTATCTCTTAATTCTTTAGCTTTGTTACATACATAACTCTTAACCGTTCTATGTAGCAAAGGAACGTGGTCTCCATTTGCTTCATCTAAATAAGGTATTCCCCACTTCCTAGCACTTTCTCTAATTGCATTTGCATAATCTACAGTGCAACCATTTGTAACTATAATACCGATTTTTGCCCACGGGTGATTTGTTATTAGATATTCTAATACAACATTCCAAGCACCATAAAAAGTTTCATTTGTTGTATCATTAATTGTGCCGAGAGGAGATTTTTTATGTCCAGCATCATCATTGATGCCAATTTTTATGAGTATATAATCTGCATCAGCCGGTATATTTTTATATCTAGCTTCGGAAAATGCGTTTACAAAATTTGGTAAACGAGTTATAGTTGTACCACATTTTGCTTCATTAACTAGAGTCATATTGTTTCTTTCTGCAATCCACCAAGGATAAGTTCTGTACATACCCCTTACAGAGTCGTATAGTAAAGGACTATTTTCATAACTTAACCCATTGTCATCTACATATCCCGTAAAATCACCTTCTGTAAAGGAATCTCCACAAGCAACCAATTTTTTGCCATATAGTATTCCATCAGCCCTCACATTAGTTTTTATTTCAGATACATCAGTTTGCAAGGTATTAACATTAGTTTTTAAATTAGTGACATCAGTTTGTAAAGTATTAGTACCATTTTTTAAATTAGTAACATCAGTTTTTAAATTATTAACACCAGTTTGTAAAGTATTAACATCAGTTCTTAAATTATTAACAAACGTTTTACCTTTGTAACTAACTTCCAATACTATATCATTTGCAATCTCGGTAAATGAGCTAAATATAACATATGACGTATTAGCTGGAATAATAATATTTTTTTCAGTAGGCGTATGAACATTTAATATTTCACTTCCTATAACTACATCGTTAGTGCCTAAAAAAGCACAAGCTATCGCTTGACTTCTGCTAATTCCTTTATATAAAAATTCATCGCCTTCCTTACATGGAATTTTTTCTGTGTATTTACAATGATATCTTTCATCATTTAGAAAAGATACTTTATTCTTATCTATCTGTAGAAAGCCACTGTGTTGATTAAATATAAATGCGTTTGTAGTTTTAATCACTTCATTTATCCTATTATCATACATATTTACAATACTATTAATATCATTATATTTTTTATTTAACTCGACTAAAGGTGTAACAGGTTTTTTGAAATTATATTCGTAAGGCTTGTAATCTGTTGCAACTTCTTTGCCTTTTCTAACTTGTATCTTTTTAATATCTTCTTTATAGTATGTTATCATCAGATATTTTTTATCTGTTCCACTATTGAACACATAATTATTTTGCGCATCATCTATAAATAAAACGCATTTATTCACCATATTTCTTTCAGAATAGAAAGCAATTTTCCTAGCTCGTGGTGTAATATTGTAATCTGTATTCGGTTCCAGTCTAATGAAATCGCTAGTATCATAAATATCGCTAGAAAGCAAATCAGCACTATTCTTTCTGTCTATGAAGCAATTAAGTTTTGATTTTGAAGTGTCTAACAGATTTTCAGTATATAAAAAATCTGTTGTTACTGGAGTAATTTGACCAATTACAACATTTCCCTCAAGAATAGAGTCGTTATCCACTACTGCAACACTTCCACCGGTTATGGCTTCTTTAATGTCTTGTCCCATGTTAGCCATTGTAAATATTTCAGTTTTATTCGCTTTATTCTCCAATTGTGAATTAAGTCTTGTTATATCTTCTCTAGCCTTTGTGTCTGCTGTAGGAATTGTTATTCCGTTGCCTAATTTACTACCACGTGAATTTACAAGTTGAAGTGAATTATTGCTATTTAATAATAAATCAGTTGGTTGGTTGTTCGCAACAGTGTTTAGTTGCGAATCAATCTGATTCTTTGAATAAGTTTCAATTTTTTTGTAATAATTTGATAAATCTATTTTCACTTCTCCACTCCCACCTCCTGTATTTCCGCCTGAACTTCCTGTATTTTCTCCTATACTTTCACGCACATCTGCTAATAGTAAGAATGTACTAACTTTCACATCGTCTTTTTCTATTGTAAATATCATTTTAAGTGTACCAGATGCCTTAGTTATATCACTGTCCATTACAGCATAAAAGTAATTATCGTTTATATTTTCTATAATTCCATCGTTAACTACTTCTCCATCTGCTCTTTTATATTTAGCAGTAATAGAGCAACCAGTTAGATTTACTGGTTGCCCATCTTCATATATATTTATTTTTATCTTATTTCCTCTGTCACCTTGAACAAGTTTTATATTTTGAAATTTCTCTTGTTTAAGATCACTCTCTATATCAAAATCTCTCATGTTGCCGTTGCCACCTCCTAGCTATTTAATATATTCCAATAAGTACTACTTCTTATATTTGCATCATCATTGTAGAACTTCAAGCAATTCATGAGTACGCCTCCGTTGCTAATATAATTTTTAAATGCAGACTTATATTTTGAAAGAGTTCCTGCTTTATACGCCCATGCATAAGAGTCCGTATAACTCCATATACTCTTAGTACTTGTTCCCCATTCTAAAACGTATACCTCGTATCTTCCAGGATTCGTATAGTTACTCGTACATGCACTTGCTGTACTACCAGCTACAATATCAAAATCAAACATTCCGACTCCCGTATCTGTAACGGTAAAAACTCCATCTAGAGTTACTTTTGTTCCATTGGCATTAGTCCAAGTTTGCCCCTTTAGACCTGGAATATAAATCTTTGTACCGTATGGAATGTTAAGGCTCGCAACTGTTTTACCCATATGTGTACCAAGTCCACTTGCTCCTATTGTGTTACTTTCTGCGGCTGCATAACAAGTACATCTAGCATCGTGTAATCTGTAAATATAAGATTTTCCGTCTATTGTACCTCGCTCATTAAAACAATTTTTGTATTCTTCTTTCACAGTTGTTCCTCCAGAAGAACTCGAACTATCTGCCTTGTCTAATTCTGGCAGTCTTATAAAGAAGGCTTGTTTACTAAGATTGTACTTGCTATAAATGATGCCTTTCTTATATCCACTCGCCTCGGCAATATATCCATTGCCCATGTATATAGCAGTATGATGAGTTTTAACTGTAGCCATATTAGATGTTGTTACTGTATATCCGTTATTCGCAAACATGATTATATCTCCTGCCTTAGCTCTTGTAAACCCACTATCTGCGTATCTCCAGAATGTTGCACCATGTTGTTTTGCCGTAGCCTGTAAAGTTCCCATACTACAAGTTAATCCTTTCATATAGCTCATTCCAGCTTTTTCGTAACAACATCCCACAAGAGAACTACAGTCAAAACCGTATGTTACCCCTATCTGTACCCAGCTTGGTTGACTGTAAGTTGTACCACCTACTGTTTCACTTCTGCCCTTTATTGTAACCATATTATTAAGTGAAATTGTTCTCCAATATTGGGAGTACCACGCAGTATGAGCTGTACCCATATTTACTATTTTCATAGCTGTGTCGCATATCGTCTTACGCAAATCTGACACAACCGTATTAGTTCCTCCTGATGTTCCCCCACTAGAACTTCCTCCACTACTTGTAACCTTAGTGCTTGGACGAACCGCCAATACAATAGTACTAGGTTGTTGGTTTTTAACAAGGTCTTTTTTTAGTCCTACATACCAGCCATCTGAGTGTTTCTCTCCAGGATTACTCATCGCCGTAATTATTTGTGCATTTCCGCTACTATCTTGTCCTATGCAAATTGCTCCTGTGCTTATATATTTCCATCTAGTTGGATAGACATATGCTCCACTACTTGTTTTTCTTGCATAAAATAATAAATCACCCTTTTGTAAATTACTATAATCGCTCTTTACTTCAAAGGTTTGTCCCTTATTGTAAAAGTATTGTGCTATTTCTGCACAAGTTCTCGCAAGATTTGAACCATTTGTAGGAACTATTGCTCCTGCATATGCACTATTTTTTGCCATTATATTGGTTCTATAACTGTTAAAGTTTACTAAACTTGAATAAGGAGAATCTGTATAAGGATAACCCATAAGACAAAGTAACATTAAAGTAGATTCATCTATCATTTTCCAATAGTTCCCCGATGTAGATTTCTCCCATATACTATTTGTAGCCCCTTGCGTACCACTTGCACTAGTGTTACATGGTGTAGAATCTCCGTAAGTGAACCCGTTATCCCAACTTTTAGCAGAAGTATAATTATTTCTTGCATTATAATAAGTTTCTGCAAATCCTGCAACTTTTGCTCCATCGTAAAGTTCTGGACTTACTGTAGCCGTTCCAGTAGTTACTTTTACATAAGTTGTGTTATTAGTCACCCAACCATATTCACCGTTGTAGCTTATTTTGTACCAACCTGTAGTGCTATCTGTTTCTAGTATATCTGCAACAAATCCTTTGCTTACAATTCCGATAGAAGAATTACTTGTTCCTGGTCCACTTCTTACATTTAAGTTGTCTGCCAATACTTCTACTTTTTGTGTAATTGTTCCGTTAGGGTCTCCACTAATTATTTCTACATATTCGGATTTATTAGTTACCCATCCATATCCACCTTCAAATTTTATTTTATACCAACCAGTTATGCTATCCACTCCTACTATCTCTACTGTATCTCCATTTACAAGCAATCCAGCATATTCTCCGTCTGTTCCTGGAGTTTTTCTTACATTAAGGGCATTGGCTAATATTTTCCCTATTGCCTTTACATCTGTTCCAATATCTCCGCTTTCTTCTCCTTTAGCCGTTCCTACAACTACCAATTTTATATTATCTACTATCAGATAATTGCCTACCTCATCTGACAAAAATTCTACAGAATACACTCCATAAGTTGCTATTTTATCCGCAAGGTCTTTCGGTAATTTTCTATCTTCCGTAGCATTATAATCTATAATTTGCGCTCCTGAACCATCTCCAGTTAGTGGGCTTGTTAGTGGGTCTAACTTAGAGTATGCTGTATATTCACCGTTTCCAAGTTGGAATCTAACTCTCGGTATTGGAGAAGTAGTATTATTATCAGCTCTTGTCATTCGTAAGTACATATTATAACTTCCCAAAGTCTTTAGATAATCCCCTATTGAATCATCTGTATCACTTATAAATATTGCATACCCATGCATAAATTTATAGTCTTCCTTAAATTTTCCTTGTCCTACAAGATTCAGCATACTTGTTTCTTCGTTTATTCCGTTACCTTCGTAGACTGTGTATTGTTGACTAACTCCAAATATTGCCAAAGTATTTGTATTATCGTCTTTGCTAAAAGTATCTTGGAATTGTGAATCTTTTTTAACATATGTTTCAAAAGAGTTCACGACAGCGGATGAACCATATACTTCACATGGTTCTGTCTCTGTGTAAGAAGGCACTTGAGGCGATGAACTAAAAATACTTCCACTCGCAAGCGTAGCAAGTTTGTTTACATTACCTTGACAATTAGCTAGAAGTATTTTTGAAGAATTATATCCGTCAGCTATTTTATCCATATTACTTACATCGCAGTTTGTAACCTCTAATAGATTACTATCTGCACATCTAAAACCTACAGAATCAAGCGAATTTCCTCTTATACGAAGTCCATCAAATCTAGCATGGCTGTTATGGCTAAGTTTAAAACCTGCTACATCTTTAATTTCCACACATCCTAATGTATTTAATTTACCGGATTCATTGTAAGAATCTAGTGTATCCGTTCCGTTGTATTCTGAAGAAGTTACATAAATTCTACATCTCGTATCTTCTATAACACTTCCTTCCTTTACTTGTAGAAGTGCATCTTTTCCTAAATTTATCTGCAATAGAGTTCCATAAAAATCCTGCAATACGATTTTCTCTCTAACTCTTACACCTGCTTCTAAATTAATATATATTGCGTTAAAAAACAAACAACCATTTTCTTTTAAAGTTCTTAAAACGGTCTGAAGACTATCCGCCTTATTTGCTTCGTCTCTTCCCGAACCGTCTCCTGTAGCAATTTTCCCAACATAATAATCTTTTGACCATCCTTGTTGTCTATCTATTATTTGTGCGCTCGGATAATGGTTAAATCTCCCATCTACAGTCATATTAGCAAAATGCGCTCCACTAGCACCTATATCCGCCAGTTCATTCCCGTCTTTGTCTAATATTCTAAAACCTTCCTCGTCCATTACTGTCCTACCTACAATAGATTCATTTTGTTGACTTTTATGATAAATTTCTATTCCGTCTTGACCTACATGTATTGCTCCTTCATCTATATCTACATTTCCGTCACTATCTACAGAAAAAGTAACATCTCCGTTTCCATCTATTACTCTTAAATTTCTTGCATCTATATAAGTCCCTTTTAATTTACCTGTATTAATTACATCTGCATTTAAAGAACCTATAAGAGCGCTTTCTATTGCTGCTTCTTGAAAATATTCTGCAGCATCACTTATTTTTGTAGTTGTTGCACTAACTTCTTTTGAAAAGTCTGTAGCATTTCCATAAGTATTTATAGCTCTTACTTTGTAGTACCAAGTTTGTGCACATTCAACTTCATGTAAGAAGGCACTGGCATGGCCCTTAAATATTAGGTCGAAAGTATTAGGTGTAAATCCTTGTTCTTGGCTTGCGTATACCTCATAAAAATAATAAGGTTTATTTTCATATTGCCAACTAAGAGAAATAGTTTTAAATCCAGCTCTATCTATAGTTACAACAGGCACTATTGGTAATGTATTAGGATAATCTTTTTTATTATTTTTATTTATAAGATCTTTTACTTCATCTTTTGTTACTGTACTGTTATTAGATTTATTTATAATACTTCCTAACGTTGTCTTTGGATCACCTAGTTCTATAGATATATATTTTTCTGTTAATACGTTATAAGTTGTTTTTATAACTCTAGCTTGGTCTCTTATACCATATTTACTGTTAAAAATATAAACACTGTCGTCCATACCTATATATTCTAGCTCTTTTAAACTGTCCTTATATTCCTCAGTTTGACTAAGTGGTTTAAATTCTATTTTATAAGTCATTTTAGGAATGTCACAACTGTTATCGCTAAAATATTTTTCAGCTAGATTTTTTAATTTTTCTTTTGTCGGAGTTTCATCTTCATCAAATTTATCCGTAAAATTTAACCATTGGCTTTTAATAATATCTTCTTCTACATATCTAGGGGATTTTACTCCTATTTCATCTAAATATATAGTTTTTTCAACTTCATTTTCTGTATAAGTAGCATAAGGTTTTATAATATTTACTATTTCTGAGTAATCTTCTTCTAATGCAAATCCCGTTATATTTTTTTTATAAGCTATTAATACATTGTTATCTTTACCCCTTCTATTAAGTATAGAAATTGTAAAGTTATCTCTTAATAATTTAGGACCATTACCGTAAGTATCTATCAAACTCCCTCTTGTACCAGCTATAGCAGATAAGCAATCTGTTTTTCTATCCATGTTGTAGTTTCCAAGCATTTCTATATCGCTTACAATGCTAAATCTACTATCAGCATCGGAGTTTTCTAGCATGTAATTTCCTGCTCTTTCACATGTTGCATTTGTTTTACTTACATCTTCATTTAAAGAGTTTTTAGCTAAATCAAAACTTATATGTTTCGCATATACTGTCACTTGGCCATTTATAGTTTTACTTATGTTATCTATTCTGAATAACTGTCCCTTTAGAGTATCCGATGCGTGAGCCTTTATAAGATTATCCTTTATAAGAGCATTAAAAAAAGAGCCTGTAACTGGATATACAAGCGTTAACTCAAAATCTCCGTTAGACTCTTCTTCGACTTGGCAAGATATAGCATCTACCAGTAATCCTAGACCGTTGCTCTCGTATGTTGTAAAATTATTATCAAAAATTCTTGGTATCACTATATCACCGCCAATCTGTATTTTATTATTATTTTAGTAAAACTTGCTCCACTTCCTAAGGACCAAGTTATATTATTATTACCTTCTTCTAATATTGGAAAATCACTATACATTTTTTGATTCGCATTTACTGTTTTTCCAAGCAAATTAACAGTAGTTGCATTCATTTTCTCGCAATCAATCTTTATATTTCCTTCTAAATCTTTTAAGATAATTTCCTGGTTATTTATATTAATAGTTATGTCTCCAGTGGCATACACCTCTATTACAGGTTTAGTTTTATATTCTGTATTTTTTACTATAGTATTTTTAGTAGTTATTTCTACTGTTTTGCTTTTATTTGAAAATCTATAAGGTTTACATCTAAATTGTGCCTGAAACAATCCAAAATTTACAATTGCTTCTTCTATGTCGATATCAGAATTGTAAGTCCCTAACAGATAGTAATCCATATCCTCACTTAATTGTATTTTTCTAGTTGTTCCATTAAGAAGAAATTTCTTTGCTCTCCTTGCTAATGCTGGAGTAGTTTCAATCTCATCATGCTCGTTTACTAGCACACAACTTAGTTTTAGTATAAAATCTTCATATCCATTGTCTACTGTTAATGCTCCATCTCTTCCTTCTATTTCAATAAACTCTAATTTTTTTGAAGGTGCAGAAAGAACATTACTTTCGTACACTTTTATTCCATAATCCGTGCTAGGTTTATCATCTAAGTACAAAACTATTGGATCTCTGTATTCCATAAATTCCATTTCTACACCTCCTTATACTGTTAATACATTTTTTCTTTTAAGATAGAATGCTATATCATTCGCTAGTGTTTCTACATCTTTATCATCATTTATTGTTAAGTTTTCTACATGTAATAGACTGTCAAATTTATTTATTTTACTGTCTTGGCCAGTTGCTTGGTTAGTAGCTATATTCATGCTTGTAGTTAGGTTTTTAGCTGTATTAAGTAAGTTAGTTGTAGCAATATTACCACTCATCACATCAACTACACTGCCTGCTAGTTTATCCGCTTTTGTTAATAAGCTATCTTCTTCGTTATCTATACCAACTCCTATACCTTCTACTATTCCCTTACCTATAATGTCTCGCATGATTTTAGAAGGAGAGTTTATTTTAAATGCAGATTTAAATCCATTTATAATACCACTAGCAAAATTACTTATTTGACTCCTTAACCATCCTGCTGCTCCACTAATTCCACGCCATATGCCTTGCACTATATTCCTTCCTATGCTAAGCATTTGATTTGGTATATTTCTAACTCCATTAACTATATTAGTAGTAAAGTTTCTTGCTGCTTGTGTAGCCTTTTGCCCGAACTGACTTACAAAAGTTACGGCTTTACTTATTGTTTGGCTTAAATAACTCCATACCTTACCTGGTAAACTTTGTATTGTACTTCCTACTTTACTAACAAAATTACTTCCAACCTCTCTAGCTTTATTTATCATCTGTGTTGCCCAGTTAACTACTTTATTATAAGTTTGTGTTAACCAATTATACACAGTAGTGGGTAAATTTTTAATAAAATTAACTACATTATTAACAAAATTTGTACCTGTTTCTATTGCCTTAGATAGCATATTGCTACCCCAGCTAATTACGTTGTTATACGTATTTGTTAACCATGTGCCTATTTTACCTGGAAGTTCACTAAACCATTGGCCTATAGATTCTATCCATTTGGGTATATTAGTAGTAAAATAATTCCATGTATTAACTATCCAACTTGCTATTGTGCCTAAAGCAGTGCCTAAAGCAGTCCCTATTTTACCTGGAAGTTCATTAAAAATCTTTTGAACTTGACCTGGTATTTTACTAACCGTAGAAACTATATTATCCCAAAGGTTAATCCAAAAATTACGGAAAGATTCACAGTTATTCCAAAGGTATACAAATCCAGCAACTAATGCTGCTATTGCTGCTATTACAAAGGTAATTGGATTTGTTAACATAAATGCCCATAAAGACTGTAATGCTGGTACTACAGAACCCATAATTACATTCCTTAAACTAGTAAACAGTCCTGATACTCTACCTATTGCACTACTTAATATACTGGATTCAGCCAACAAAGCTTTTAGTTCTATTAAGTTTCCTATCGCACTTGCTAGAGAGCCTAATATTAATAGTACTGGTCCTATAGAAGCAGCTACCATACCAATTGTTGTTATAATCCTTAATGTCCCTTCATCTAAACTAGCTAAATAGCTAGCAAAGCTTGATAATGCACTCATTAAAGATTGTAAAGTTGGTAATAATATCTGCCCTATAGATATACCTACATCTTGGAATTGATTCTTTAAAATTTCTAACTGGCTTTCTGTTGTTTGATATCTAGTTTCTGCCTCTTTTGAAAGTGCCGTATTTTCCTTCCAAGATTCAGATCCAACATCAAGGGCTTTACTTAAAGTCCCATAACCTCCAGCTAATGATGATAATGTTTGTGACATTCCAACTTCTGTATACCCTAATGCATCAAGCACTGCTGTTACAGATGTCCCTTTTTCTTCTGATTCAGATAATCCTTTTATAAATGCCTGTAATGCTCCTGAAGCATCTTCTTTAAATGCCTTTGAAAATTCACTAGATGACATTCCAGCAACTTTAGCAAACTTGCTTAATTGAGAGCTATTTGTTTCTACTGCTAATTGAACATCTTTTGCAAACTTAGAAAATGACGAACCACCAACTTCTGCTGATACACCCACTGAACTCATTGCACCAGACCATGACATAATTTGTGCTTCTGTCATACCTATTTGAGAACCTGTTGATGCCATACGTTGCCCCATTTCAACGATAGCTGATTCTGTAGTTGCTAAATTATTCCCCAATGCAACTATTGTAGAACCTAATCTATCTATATTATCCATTGACATACCAGTAACATTTGCAAATTGTGCTAATGCTGAAGCTGCTTCTTCACTGGATAAGTTAGTAGTGTCACCTAATTCAACCATTACCTTTGTGAAACTCAATACATTTTCTCTTTGAATACCTAATTGCCCTGCTGATTCTGCTACTGTAGCAATTTCAGCAGCACTTTGTGGCATCTGTTTTGACATGCTCCTAATTCCATCTTCTAAATCTTTATATTGGCTTTTAGTTGCATCCACTGTTTTCCTTACACCAGCAAAAGCACTTTCAAAGTCAACGGCACTTTTTAAAGATGCAGCACCCATTCCAGCTAACGGAACAGTTACACAGGCTGTCAAAGTTGTTCCAGCTCTTGTTAGCATTTGACCTGCAGCTTGAAATCTACTACTCATACTTTGTGAACTATCTGCTAAGGTCTGCATTTGTTGCCTAGCGGTATTATAACTGCTAACCCAACGGTCCGAGTTAAGTTCTAAATATCCAACTGCTGTGCCTAAATTTACACTCATTTACTTACCTCCTTTCATAGCTTCTTTACGTAGGAAGTCATTTAAATAATATTTATCTTTGTCGCTGTCTACTTTTTCATCTTTAAAATGTGGTTTTTTCTTATTCTCGATTTGATTAATTATATATAAACAAGCTTCATCGAAACAAAAGGCTGTATATTCATCGTCTATTCTTAAAATCTCGCTTGGCAATCTATTAAACTTCAATGCCTGGTTGATTATTCTCATTACGTTGTTGCTCTTTACGAAAGTTTTTTAGAGTTTCTACCCCTCCTTGCGTAAACATCATTATAGACATTTTCATTTCCTGTGTAAGTTCTATATTTATTTCTTGTAGTTGTTTATATGTTGGGTTGACTAAAGAAGCTTCCGCTAAAACATTCATCAGTTCTCCTAGCTGTGCTAATGCTTCTGCATCATCCTCAGCTACAACTTTTTTCGCTAATTTATTTTTCCCATTAAATAACTTAACAACTTCTGTAGCAAGTACATTAGGTATTTTTCTTTCTGCTGCTAATTGCATTAGATCTGGCTTTTTTAGTTCTGCCACAAATTCTGTTCCATCTTCAAATTTGCCTAAATTTATAATTTCTGTTTGTTTTACTTTCTTTAATTTTTCTAAGCTTGTTACTTGTAAATTTTCCATATATTTATTCCTTTCATAATAAAAACCTCCCTAAAATTATTTAGGAAGGTTATATCTATTTATATATTTATTTATGCAGTTGGTAATGCATTTACTAAAGAAGCGGTGTAAGGTGCTACATTTTTAGCTGGTCTAGATTTTATTACATATTCGTTTGTGTAGTATTCACCATCTTTAAAAGTAAATGGAACACTAGTTCCTTCGCAGCTTGGATAAGATACTTTTACATATTTCCCTGTATCTCCATCAGTGGAAACTTCGCAAGTATATATATTACATGTAAATTTCTTTTTAGTTGCTTTTGTTCCTATTGCTGGAGGTGTATATGTAAACATACCATTTTCACCTGGTGTTAATGTTCCTCCTTGGAATAATTCTAGCAACTCAGGACACATTAAATTGTCTGTAAATGTCAAATTATGTCCTAATAATGTATTTTCTGCTTTTCTATTTGCATATAGTACATTTTTTATTTTTAAAGTTTGTTCATCTCCTTCGTCAAGTACTTCTTCTATACCGACTTCGGAAGCAGTTACAAACGTATAGCTTTTGTCATCTTCTGTAACTATTTCTACACATGCAACATCAGAAAGCGCATGTTGATTTAAAGTTACTGCTGTTTCTGCCATTATCTCAACCTCCTTTGAACGTATCTAAAATACGTTAATTTTGTATAATATGCTTTCATTTCATTATCTATCTCTATTGCATATTTTTCATAAGCTTTTCTTAATTTGCCGAATTTAGTTACTGTATTTTCAACTTGTTTTATATAGTCATTTACCTTAGAATACTCATTAAATGGATAGAATACCCATAATTCAATGCTTTCTTTTTTTAAATTCTTACTTGTAGTATCTTCTATTCCAGCATCGTAAAAAAGTACAAACGGCTTAGTGCAAATCTTATCTTGTTGTCCTAAAGAAAATACAGTTAATCCAGCAGTTTTAAGAAATTTATATAAATCTTTAAACATTTAGATCACCTGCTTAGCAATACAGTTAATCCAGCCATAATTTGTGGGCCTACATGTTCTATAGCTGGCATAATAATCGGATAAGGTCTAGTACCTGGATGATTTACTTGCTTAACAGGATGACTAGCTCCTTGCCAATATAACCAAGGATTACCTTTTATTACATGCGCTGGTGTACCTTTTTCTAGATATATTCCGTAGTTAACCCCATGTGATAGGGCTATTACTATTTTGCTACCTCGCCATTCCCATGTTGCATTAAGTCTATTTCTAGCATCGTGAGTATTATCTTTCCATGGCCTATTTTGTCTAGCATAGTTTTGTAATTTAGTGGCACTATTAGTAGCATACAATTCCATACTTGCTTTAAATCTAGTTTGTTGTTGTGCTAGATTGCCAAGCAATTCACTAGCATCAAATCTAAAATTGCTCACCGTAACTCACCTCTTGTAGTCGCATGTCCATGTAAATATTCATTTTGTTAACATTGCCAAGGTCTTTAATTTGGTACTTGTAACCCTCTATATAAATATAATCGTCCTTTTGTATAAGCTTTGCAGTCTCATCGTAGGCGATTAGGAAATACAAGCCTTTATCTGACTTTACCTCTCCTTTATTTTCTAAAGTTATAGAAAGATTGCTACCTTCATGGTATAGACCTTCTAATTCGCATACTAATTCTAATAAATCCGACTTTTCTCCAAAGTCATTTTCATAAGCTCGCTTAACTACCGCTTGCGAAGGAAGTTTTTTTATTGCTTTTTTAACTTTAGCTTTAATTTTATCTTTATTTATCATAATATCTTACTTCCATTCGGTCTGTATTTTTTTGCAAGTCTTAGCCAATATTCTTTATTGTTAGGCAAGCTTAATCCTCCTGGTAATGCAATGCTGTCATCTTCTGCTTTAGCTAGAAAACATTCGTAGGCCGTTTTATTTATGTCAAAATTATTTTTTTCTGCATAAAATCTTAATTGTTCATCACTAAAAAAGGGGGAATCGTTCTCCCTTAAAATCAGCTTTAGCATTTCTAAATCATCCATTTTGAATCACCTATTTTTTAAATTTAGCAAGTACTATTTTAGCATCGTTAGTTTTAGCTACTCCGTAGTATTTAGCAGTTGTTAAATCATGTATTTGTTTTTTAGGGAACCATTCATGATCTAAAGAAGTATCTTTTTTAAGGAAGATTGTTATTGCTGGTAATTCATCTTCTGTATATTCTGTTTCAGGACTATCTGGCTCCATTTTTAATATTGGGTTTAAATAGTATTGATTAGCTGCTGCTACTGCATTAACTTTATCGCCTACTTTTAAAGTAGAACCATCTAAAGTTTTCTTTTTATATTCTGCTAAGTTTTCTGCTGATATTTCAACTGTACCGCTTGTATTTTTTTCTGCTTGAACTAACATAACTTTTTTAGATTTTTTAACCCAGCAACCAGCTATTTTACCTATAGCTCCGTTTACTGCTACTCCAGCAGTGAATTTATCAGCTGATAAGAAGTTAGAATCCTTTAGCAATGTTGCTTCTTGTTTTGGATGTATAAACATAACCTTTTCTATTCCATCTTCTTCATCTTCGAATTGTGTTACTGCATCAACTATACCACTGTAAGATATTACAGCTAATGTATTTCCAGCTACTCTATTAGTTCCAGTATAAGCAGCATCTAATACATCATTATCAACTTTTTGTGCTATAGATTTTGCTAATTGTGTTTCAGCTTGTGCTACTGGATTACCTAATCCACTATTAATAGATTCTTGTGTTATAGATACAGCTTTCATAGCTTTTTTGATTGTAAAAGTAGTTGACCCAGTTTTTAATCCTACTGTTCCGACTTCTTCACCTTCAGCTACATCTTCTGCATCTCCTATGTATTCCCAACTTGGTGTTGTTTTTGTATCCCCTGGAACACCTTGTAATGTTGTATCAACTTTTGCATATGGTGTTATTTTACAAAGTGCTTCTACTTTTGCACCTATTACTGGTCCCATAACCTCTGGATTTATAATATCCTCTAATTTTGTTGTTGCCATATATCAATCATCTCCTATTCATTCATTAATCTGTTAAATTCTTCTTTATTGTTGTTGTAGAATTCAACTCTTTTACTATAAGGCATTTTTAATATGTCTGCCTTTGTTACTCCAGTACCTCCACCAACTCTTGGATGGTTACCTGCTCCGCCAGTATTTCCTGGTGCTGGATTTGATGTTTTGAACACTCCAGGCTCATTTTCTTGAAGTTGCTTCATAAAATCATCTGCTCCTAAGAAAGCATCGTTTTCTAATTTAAATTTTTTCTCTTTAAATTGGTTTAAAACTGCATTTCTTACTAAATTTGAAGAGAATTCATATTTATCTAAAAACTTATCAGCTTTATGGTCATATTCCTGTTGAGCTATTTTATCACTTAATGCTGTTGTATCTGTTTCGTATTTTGTTTTCCAGTCCTCAGCACTCTTTTTAATACCTTCTATATCCATATCCTTATAAGATTGTATTGTTGTATTAGCATCATCTAACAGTTGCTTTGTATCTTCGTATTTAGTTTTGTAAGCATCTCTATCTGTCTTGTGTTTTTCTATATCTTTTCCATTCTCTGACATGATTTTATTTATAACTTCATCTTCTAAGCCTAAATCTTTTAAAAAATCTCTTTTCATGTTTTACCTCCAAATTACGTTTTTTACGAGTTTACATCTCTTATTTTTTAGTAAATAGTTTATTCTTTTACGCCTACAAACTATAAAAAGGCATAAAAATAAGCCCTTTCGGACTTTTATTGTTTTTATTTAATTTTCTATTTATTTTTAAAGATATAAACTATCAAGGAACTTTTTGCAAGTACCTTAGAATTGATTTTAGAAGGTCGAATTATGTAAACCTATCTTAAACCTTTTCTATAATCTCTCATTTTATTTATTAATCTATTTTTCTTCGGTATTCCTTTTAAATTATTAATAAATTCTACAAATTCTTTATAAGTATCATCTGAAAAACAAATATATTCTCTTGACTTCCCGAATAAACTTTCTGATTTTCTTAGATATCTTTCTCTGTATGATATCTAGTATCCATTTATTTGCCTTCCTAACAACCTATTATATTTATTCCGTATGCTTTTGCTATTTCATATTCTATTTTACATCCTCTTGCTTTATCCCAACCTTCTCCGAGATATATCATATCTGCTTGGGATAATAATTGTATTGATTTACCTAAGTACCAAACTGGTATATGTTTATTAATTTCTCCAGAATAATCTTGTAAAAACGAATCTATAAATTCTATTTCTTCGTTTATTTTGGTTTCTATATCTTTTTTTATTTCACTTCTTTTTTCTAATATTTCTTCGTCTGTTAGTCCTCTCATTGGTTGACTTATGAATACTTTTTTCATTTATTATCCTCCTAACAACAATTTCTACATCTTATAAAATTCGGCTTTCTGTTTATTACTTGAGATTTCAACTTGAAAGCTTTTCTCCATTCTTGTTTGATTTCTTTGTTAGCTTTAGTTCTTATTTGATTATTTATAGAATTTGCATCTAAAAACTCTGTAATTTGATTAATAAGTTTGTTAATTTCTCTAGCAAATTTTATCAAGCTATCTTGGACTTCTTCTCTATATCCTAATACAGTTAAGTATTCTTTTAGTTTTTCTTCACACAGTTCCATTATTTATACCTCCCATGCTTCAAACCATTTATCAAGTTTTTCATTTTTACCACCATTAGCCCAGTCTTTTAACTCTCTAGCTATATCTTCTAAATCATCTTCTATAACTGGTAATAGTGT